GTCTGTGGTTGAAGGTAAAACAGGTAAAGAATTTCAAAAAGCATTAACAAGAGGAGCTTTAAGACCTGGTGTGGGTAGGCCTGCTTCTTTAAGATTAGAAGATTTATACAAAAAAACTTTTGGCGATGCTAAATCACCAGGGGCAGTAGATGATTTAAGAAAATTAGTTGGCGATAGACAAATGAATGTTTTGGCTGCTAATTATTTAGATGATGTGTTTACTAAATATTACAGAGGCGATAAAAGAGATTTTGATGGTCTATTCAAAGAATTAGGTTTTGATAATCTTAAAGGTAAAAACTATGAAGCTACTAAAAGATTGTTAAAAAATTATAAATCAGCAGAAAGAAATTTAGCTACAGGAAAGTTAGAAATAAAAAGCGTTGAAGTAGATGATCTTTATAGATTTATGAGCATCCTAAAAGAATTTCCAGAGGCTGTACCTGATGTAAATACATTTATTGTTAGATCTGCTGCTTTGAGAGCTGCAAGTAATCTAGGGCCTACGGCAATCATTGGTGGAACAGGACTAACATTATCTGGAGGAGGATTAGCGGCTTCTTTATTTGGCGTAGGATTTTTAAGATTATTCAACCAATTCTTAGCGCAGCCAATAAATAAAAATATGTTAAAAAATGCAATAAAAGGCGGAAAAGATAAGAAAGAAGCCTTTATGAAAAAATTCTTAGAATACATACCAACAGTTCCAGATGTGCCAGCAGCAGCAGTAGCAGTACAACCTGCTGTGCCTTTTGTATCAGAACAAGTACAACAACAATGATTTAGAACTATGGGCCGCGTCACAGAACGACTAGGCAGAAGCGGAGAATATTTTACTGCCAGCGTTTTAGCCCTTGTTTCAGACACAGTAATTATTGTTCCGCATGGCGCAGAGGCAGATATAATTTTTGACTTTGAAGATAAATTATATAAATGCCAGGTAAAGTCAAAAACTAAGAAAGAAAAGAATCACAGCAAATGGCGATTTGACTTACGCCGAGGCTCGCACACTAAGAACAGGCACTTTGAAGAAGGCGCAATAGATATCTACGCTTTATATTCAAAGCAATACAACAACGTAATTTTTATGCCTTTTGATGTCAGTAAAAGAGAAGTACGCCTAGAAGAAGATATAATGAGAAACGCAGATTCATTGGCTACGTTTCATCAAACAATAAAAGAGTTGAATTATTAAGACTACTATCCTATACTTTGCAGTACATTTTTGGAGAAATAAATGCACGAAAGTATCAACGACTTACACAATCTTTATCAACAGGATTGCGCTAGACGTAAAACAAAGACAATTAAAGAACTTAACAGGATTTACCACAAATACATTGCAGGTCCATTGGGCCAGAAAAAACTCAACAAAGTTGTTAGAGGTGACATAGCCAAACTGCATTTTAGTTTGTCAGAGACAGCGCCAGCACAAGCTAATAAAGTATTAACCTTACTCAGATCTATGTTTAATCTGGCTATCACACTTAGCCTGGTTGAAAGCAATCCTGCGACACACATTGCAAAAAACAAAGAAAACAAAAGAAAGCTATACCTAACAAGCGAACAACTCATCCAAGTCAAAGAACAACTAGATTTGTTATACAAAAACAAACGCTATCAAGAATCCGTAGATTTTATCTGGCTGCTGCTTTTAACAGGAGCTAGATGCGGCGAGATTGCAAAAGCTAAATGGACAGACTTACAAGGCAATATGCTTGTCTTGAGCGAGCATAAAACGGATCAGTACGGCGAGGAAAGAGTTATACATTTGAGTGAACGCGCCCTGGATATAATCAATCGCAGGGCGCAGGAGGGCGAGAGAATATTTAACATTCAAGCGCCTAGGAGATCGTGGGATAAAATCAGAAAGACGCTTGGTATAGAAGAGTTTAGACTGCATGACTTACGCCATACCTTCGCGTCGTTTTCTTTACAAAAATTACCGTTAGCGCAAGTTGGTCATTTGCTTGGACATAAAGATCAAAAGACGACTGCGCGCTATGCACATATACATAAGGACAAGGCTATTGAGTCTGCTGCGCTAGTGAGCGAGCATATAGAAGCTCTGTTACAACCTACAGATTTTCGAAATCAAATATGATGTTTTGGTTGCGCTCAGATGAATTGAGACCAACTGAGATTAAATACTCAGCTACGTCTCTTGGGTCTTTACCTTGCGACTCAGCAAACTTTAATAAATCTTCGTTTAGATACCTATTAATCCAGACAGGCTTTCTATTATTACGAAGCATTATTGGGTCATCAAAGTCGCTTAAAATTTTACCTACCATTTTTGTTGCCTTTATTTTCATAACAAATAAAGGTATATTTTAGTAGAAACAGGAGAAATATGGAAACCACAGAAAACCTAGATTTAGTAACGACCAAAGAGTTGGCCAGAATACTCAAGATGTCGCATAGAACATTAGAGAATTGGCGCGGTCTAAACAAAGGTCCACGTTACAGAAAAGTCGGCGGTAAAATCTTGTACGATAGACAAGATATACAAGCCTTTATTAACTCAGAGGTCATTGACCCAAATGCCGAGTAAACACGCACTACTCTCTCCCTCGGCGGCGGAGCGTTGGACTAAATGTCCAGCGTCTCCTGTCATGTCGCAAGGATCACCGTACAGAACAAGTTACCCTGCGGAGCGTGGTACTTTGATCCACGAAATGGCAGAGAAGGTTTTGAAAGACCAACTTAAAGATTCTTCTTTAGAAGATCACTACGCAGGCAAAACATTTACCACAGTCATAGAAGAAGATGATGAAAAAATAGAAGTTATTGTTGACGATGAAATGTTGGGTATGGCTAAACAATACGCAGATTACATATTGCAACGCCACGAAGAGTTAGGCGGTAAAAGATTGATTGAGGAACAAGTTACCCTGGAGGAGATAAACCCACACCTCTGGGGTACGCTTGACTGCGCCATCATTACAGAAAAAGAAATAGAGATAATAGATTTAAAGACAGGCGCTTGGCCTGTAGATCCAAATAACTTACAGCTCAAGATTTATGCTTTAGGCATACTTGATAGATACCCTTACGAAAACGCAAAAGTAAAACTTACTATAGTGCAACCTGTAAGCAGAGATAAAAAAGGACCAATCAAAACCTACGAAACTACCGTAGAAGATTTAGTGAATTGGGCTTACGATTTTTTAAAACCTGCGGCTGACGCATGTTTAGAACCAGAACCAAAATTTAACTTTGGTGAGCATTGTCGTTTTTGTTTGTATAAACAACAATGCCCTACTTATAACACATATCAAGGAGGTATAAATGTCGGATGACGAAAAGCCACCTGTTTTACAAATTGATAAAACAGATGGTCCACCAACTATAGTTTTTGAAGAAGATATGCAAGATAAAAATGTTGCTAATCTGACACAAAACATTCAGTCTCGTAATGCTATGAATAATCTTATTAATGGCATTTTGAAGAATGAAAAACAGGAACTAGCTAATCTTTATGTTGTCATTAATGAGGTAGTTAGATTAATATTAAGCTCGCTTGTTAATAACAACAATCAAGTCATGGAAAATTTGAGTAACCAACTTGGCGAAGTTATGCAAGCAAAAACTAAAGGAGAAAATACAAATGAGTCTAGCGAAGATAAGAAAGAAGGCGAAGAAGAAAGCGCCTAGAATTGTTCTATTTGGGTCTGGCGGAGTTGGTAAATCTACTTTTGCTTCTAAGATGAATAAACCTATATTCCAACTTTGTGAAGATGGTTTGGTCAACATAGAAGTAGATCACTTTGACATGCCAGAAACGTATGACGAGATAATTCAAAACATTAAAGATCTTCTAGCAGAAGATGATTTAGGCGGTTATAAAACTTACGTTTTAGATAGCTTGGATCAATTTGAGTTGAATTATGTTTGGCCAAAAGTCTGTAAAGATAATAACTTCAAGTCTATGGAGTCCGTAGGTTGGGGTAAATCTTATGGAGAAGCCTTGAACGTTTGGCGTGAATTTATGAAGTACACCAACGAACTCAGAGAACGTGGTATGTCTATAGTCTTTATTGGTCACAACGTTGTCAAAAGAGTTGAAGATCCTGCACAGGATCAACCATACGATAGGCACGAAATTAAAATACACAGGAAAGCTGCCGACTTAGTGTTGGAGCAGAGCGATTGTGTCTTTTATGCAACACGAAAAATCGGCACAGTTAAAGTACAAGGTACAAAAGGTACATCTACTAAACAGACTGTTGGCGATAGAGTGTTAATCACAGAAGAGTCGCCTGGTTGTATGGCAAAAAATAGATATGACTTACCTAATGAGTTACCAATGAATTGGGAGACAGTCAGAGAAGCTATGATTGGTAACATCAAAAAAGATGTCTAATTATAACGAAGTAGATAGGTTGGCTCGCTCTATCAAGCTAGTCAAATTAATTTTAACTAAACATCTGGAGAATCAAGCTCTACGCGATGAAGGACCTCATGGCATAGAGTTTGATTTAGAAGATGTAATATCAATCCTAGATAATCTTTTGGAAGAATTAAATAAATTTGAAAATTACGATTTAGGATAGGAGTATATTATGGATATAACAAGTTGGGATCTGGATGCAATTCCAGAAAAAAAAGAATTAGAAGCTGGTAGATACACTATGGAATACCATGAAGCTGAGCTGGTAAATAGTGATAGCGGATGGGAAGCCATAAAAATTACCTTCAAAATAAAAGACACAGGTAATTTTGTGCCATGTACTTTTACAATGCAGTCTGATAATCCAGAAGCCATAAGGATAGGAAAAGGTTCTTTGAACGCATTAGCAAATGCGGCAGGACTTTCCTCTATGAAAGATACCGATGAATTAGCAGGTAAGTTTGTATCGGCAGAAGTTGGTTTTAATAACGGAGGTTATCCAGAAGTAAAAGATGACTATGGTAAAACTTGGCAAGCTGTAGCAAAAGAAGAGGAAACGTCAGAAATAATTGATGACGAAATTCCTTTTTAGTCTCGACTATTTTATAAAGTACAACAGACAGTCTCTTTGCGGTTATTGCAAAGCGCCTGCAAAGGGATTGCTTGTTGAAAAAGAAAAAGATATTTACTACGCGGCATGTAGCAGAAAACACGCAGAAAAGATAATGAACGGAGAGAAACTAAACAGAAAAGCATACGCAAACCGAGACGGTGTGCGCTATGCGACAAAACAAAGCAAGGACAAATATATTGAAATCGCTAAGAAAAGCGGTACTTACGTTATGCATGAGTGGGACAGCAACGATAGAGAACAATTTTTTAATGAAGTAGTCTTAAACTATCTTGATTGGGCCAATGAGCAGGCAGAGAACGGCAACATAAGAGAGATAGTTATAGATGGTTAGCGTTACTAAACATTACGGAGAAGATGGTTTAGTCTTAGACAAAGATTTAGCGTTTGCAAGTTCAGGCAAAGATATCAGCGACTTACTGCGCGAGATGGAAAGTAATGCAGGACTGCGCGTTAGCAACTTAGTCACAACAGGCGAGATAGTCAGAGTTTCCGTTGGCGCGGTTGCGAGTCAACGTCCAGACAAAGGACAAGAAAAATCAGGTTGGTATTCAGTTAATTATTACGGCGACGCAATCTTCGCGTCTTACGGTAATTGGCGACAAGGCATTGAGTTTAAGTTCAGCTCTATTAATCCAAACGAAATGTCGGCGCGCGAGCGTGAAGATTTAAAACGGCGTATGGAAGAATCCATAGAGCGGAGCAAACAGCAACGCGCTGAAAGGTATGATGAAGTTAGCCAGGATTGTAAAAAAAGATTTGAGTCTGCAATAGAAGTTATAGATCATCCGTATTTAGATAAAAAGCAAATTAAAAGTTATGGGTTAAAAGCAATCAGAGATAGTCTCGTAGTGCCTGTGCATTGTATAGAAAAAGGCCTGCGAAGTTTGCAATATATTAATAACGAAAAACGCTTTGTGAGCGCAAGCGAAGTCAAAGGCAATATTTATCATCTGGGTTTTGATTTAGCCGATATCGCTAATCAGAAAAAAATCATTGTGTGTGAAGGCATGGCAACAGCGCACAGTATTTATGAGGCAACAAATCTTCCAACTATCTGTGTATTCTCCGCGTCGTTTGGCGAGGCGGCATTACTCAAGTTGCGTAAGCACACGCAAGCAAAGTTTGTCTTAGCGTTTGACAACGACGAACATGGTTTGGGCGCGAGTAAAGCGGAGGCGGTAGCGCAAGCGGTGGCGAGCGTGGAAATAAGAATACCGAGCGAGCGCGGCGACTATAACGACATGCACGTTGCTCATGGTTTAGCGAAAGTCAAAGAAGAGATAATTAGAAGTAAATTTAATTTTGCGAGTTTCGCTATTAGTAACTATGTGGGCGAGCCGCCAGAGCGTGATTGGTTAGTAGAAAATTTTATTGAAAACAAAGCAGGCGTATTTTCTTCTATTGGTGGTGTGGGTAAATCCATGCTTGCATTAGATCTCGCGCTTAAAGTTAGAGATGGTTTTGGCGACTTTATGGGTAAACCTGTCAAAAAATCAGGTAATGTGGTGTTTTTTACCGCAGAGGACGATAAAACAGAGATTCATAGGCGGTTAAAAGCCTTAGACGCTCTAGGAGCTACAAAAACGTCCTCTAACGAAGTTTATGTAATTACGATACCAAACCTTAAACAACCCTTAAATTTGCTCACAGAGGACGTTTCTGGACTTCGAATTTCGAGTGAAGGCTACGAATTATTAGAACAATTAGAAAGTATCAATAATTTAGCATTATGTATCTTTGATCCGATATCTTCATTCGTTTCTGGTGTGCCGATTACGACTAGCCAGGAGGCAGCACAGATGTACGGACAATATTGTTCTATGTTGAGTACAAAATTTGATTGCTCTACGTTGTCAATTCATCACATGACTAAAAGCGCATTGCAAGGTATTGATGATCCTATGTTGGCGCGAGCTGCGATTCGTGGCGCAAGTAGTATTATTGACTCGGCAAGGTTTGGTTTAGCAGCTTGGTTAGCAAGCGAGAGCGAGGCAGAGCGCATTTGTTTAGAGCAAGGCGTAGAATTTGACCGCATGCGCGTGATTAAGGCGGCGATAGTAAAAACTAACTCAGGCGAAGTCGATACAAAAATTAAGACTTTGTTTCGAAAAAATGCTTTACTTGAAATCATAGAAGAAAACAAAGGCGGTATAAATTGGGATTGAAAGTATTAAGTTTATTTGATGGTATGAGTTGCGGTCAGATAGCGCTTAATCGACTTGGTATTAAAGTTGATAAGTATTACGCGAGCGAGATTGATAAGTATGCAATCGAAGTCACACAAAAAAACTTTCCTGACACAATCCAAGTTGGCGACGTGTGCGAGCTAAAAGCAGAAGATTATCAAAACATAGATTTAATTATGGCGGGATCGCCTTGTCAGGGTTTTTCTTTTGCAGGTAAACAGTTGGCTTTTGAAGATCCAAGATCTGCGTTGTTCTTTGAATTTGTTCGATTGTTAAAAGCAATCAAACCAAAGTATTTTTTACTTGAGAACGTCAGAATGAAGAAAGAATATTTAGCAGTCATCACCGAGCAAGTGTCGGCTTGTTATCCTGATTATCAAGGTAATGATTTATTTGGTGGTCGTATTGAGCCTATATTCATCAATAGCGCCTTAGTGAGCGCGCAATCTAGGCAAAGATACTATTGGACCAACATACCTGGAGTTAAGCAACCAAAAGACAAAGGTATAGTCTTGCGAGATATTTTGGAAGATGAATATATTAGCGAAAAAGAAAAATCATATTGCATAGACGCTAATTATTATAAAGGCGCAAGCGTTGAACAATACAAAAACAAATCACGAAGGCAGTTAGTGAGCAAACCAAAACAAGTTGGTATGGCTATTGACGTAAGCGGACATGACATACTTAAAAGAGTTTATTCACCAGACGGTAAATCACCTACTCTTAACACCATGGGTGGTGGCAATCGAGAACCTAAAGTTGTAAGTGGTGGCGCTTTTCGTGGCATAGCTGTAGCTAACCAAACAAAACAAATGTTAGAGCTGCGTAAAGATGACAAGTCAAATGCGATTACTACAGTATTTAAAGATAGTGTAGTTGTTTCAAACGATACAGATCT